ATCAAGCCAGTAACGGTACGGATGCAACTCTTTTGCGCTGACTCGTTTGAATTCCTGATGAACATCCTCGCAGTAGATTTTGGCGAAACACCAGTCGCAATGGGCTACCTCAAAGAAGGCGCAGAAAACGCAACAACGATTGTTTTCTTCCGCAACCAAAGCAACACCAACTCGACCATCGTGATAACCAAGCGATCAAAAAAGGGTGAGCAAGCGTGTATGGCGTGGAGCGGTTCATCGCCTTCGGGCATGGCGTTTTCAGTAGCACCTAACCCGCAATTCCCGCCAGAACCACAAGAAGGGACGGAGATGTAATGATGGAGAGCACGGTAATGATCGACATCCTGCTCGGCGCATTGATGCTTATCATGGGCTTCGTGCTGAAGCGCATCTTCCAACTATTCGACAAGTTAATGGAAGAAGATAAATTGCTCCATTCACGAATCACGGATGTATCTACAGAAGCGGTATCCCGCCAAGAACTGCAAGGGGCGATAGATCGGGTGCTATCGAGACTGGAGAAAATGGAAGAACGGTTGTTGAGTAAATAAAACTATGACTATTAATCAAAAGAGAATTTTGGGGGTGTGTTATGGCTGGTGATGGCCCCGCTGGACTTTATCCGATAACAGACCCGCGTCACCCGGACTATGTGCCGCCCGCGACTACGCCGACTCCGGCCCCAACTCCGGCTCCAACCCCGACTCCGGCTCCACCAACGACGACGAACACCAGTACAAGAACGGGTACAAGCACGGGTACAAGAACGGGTACAAGCACGGGTACAAGCACGGGTACGGCTACTAAAAAGCCGCCAAAAGAAGAGCCGCCGAAACTTATAGATGAAGTGGGTCATGCACAAGACGCTGTGGCTGGAATGCCAACCCTCGGAAGCCCCACTAAGATTCCTGCTCCAGCGCAGAGAACGGTCGATCCACAGGAGTTAGTGGAGTATAGGATGTTCCAAATGATGAAAGAGGACAGTCCCTATACTCAGCAGGCTATGACAAACGCGATGCAGTTTGCTAATGAGAATGGCCTGCTGAACACATCTATTGCGGCGAGTGCTGGTTTGGACGCGGCTATCAGAAGCATATTACCAATAGCGCAACAGGACGCCACAACCTTGCATGGTCAGGCGCTTGAGAATCAGAGGGCCGTTAACGAGTTCCTCATGCAGGACTACCTGACGCGGAACCAGTTTAAGTTAACTGAGTTTGGCGCGAAGGTGACCACATACAACCAAGGCCTTGAACACGCATACGGGAAAAACATACAGGCAATCCAACTTGCTTGGGAGAAACATCAAAATGCCTTACAACGTATGCTTGAAAAAGAGTTGGCGGAACTTCAGATTGCGGCAAATAAGGCTTTGCAGGATGCCGGGTTTGCTCACAGTGATGACCAAGCGAATGATGCGTGTCTTCAAAGAGCGGTAGCAAATCTTAATGCACGGCTATTAGAGATCGAGCAGAACGCCTCTACCTTGAGTAAGGAGGAGTATGTAAGTTTGCAACAGGCCGCAAGAAGGGCTTACGACGCCGAGGTGACGGCCTGTTAATGTCTAGAGAAGCCACTCTCAAAGACATCCCCGCGCTAATCTCTTTCATTAAACCGTTCCATGAGGACGGCGGATACAAAGATATTCCATTCCAAAACAACGTGGCGAGAGAAAACCTCACCGCTATGCTGTCATCTCCCATGCACAAGATTTGGGTGATTGAAAAAGACGGTGAAATTTGTGCCGCGTTAGGCGTTATTAGTCAGGAACTCTGGTTCACCAAACGGCATTACGCCACCAATCTTTTTCTCTGCACAAACGGCAAAGGCAAGGGAACCGCGGGATTCCTGTTACGTCGTTTCAAACATTGGATAAATGAGCGGCCAATTATTAAGGATGTCACCCTCGCTGTAACCAGCGAAATAGGAGATGTTGAACGTGTTGAAAAACTCTATCAGGCAGTTGGATTCAAACGCCTTGGCGGATTATTTAGGTTAGAAATATGAGCGGAATTTTTAAGTCAGTTAAGAAAGCCTTCAAAAAAGTAGGCAAGGTCATAAAAAAGATTGCTCCGGTGCTTGTCGTAGCGGCGGCGGTTTATTTTGGCGGCTCATACCTGATGGCATCCGCGGGAGGGGCAAGCGCAGAGGTTGCGGCGTCTGTGGGGACATCGTTTACCAAGTCTGCCGGGATGTGGAAATCATTCCTCGGTGGACTCTCCAGCGGAACTGCTTCCAAGTCTGCTGTCGCGTTTGCCGAAGGCTCCTTTAAAGCCTCGAAAGCGGGGATGGCGCTGTCAGGTCAGGTTGCCGCAGGAACCGCGGCAGTCAACAACCTTTCCACAATGGGAACCGTTGGTGAGGCAGTCAGCGCTGGCGTCAATATGGCGCAGTCTGCTTTCTCCTCTGGCGCTGATCCGCAGTCCTCTTGGGGAATCCTTTGGAACGGCCTTAATGATGTAACCGCCCCCGCGGCTGATGTGGCCTCTCCTGCTGGGGGGGTTATAAATGCAGGCGGCGAGGAACTTCTTTCTTCAGACCAACTGTCCACTTTAGACGCTGAGATGTATAACCAAAATCAATGGATGGCGGACAATACGGTGCTCAGTCCCGGCGAAGTGTCCACAGACAGTGCCTTTGCATCTGATGGCTATTCTAACCTCCCTGATCCCGCCTTTGACCCGAACTTTGAGGGGCCATCCGTCGAACCGCCTACATCGGGCGGCGGACTTCTTACAGAACCCGCATCTACGCACTCTCCGTTTATGGAAATGATTATGAAGAACTCAGAAGAACGCCTTCAAGTTCTAAAGGACGCCAACGATCTAGCAAGAGAAACAGCCGCGGCTAGAGCAAAAGCAGACGAAATGAAACTCTGGCTGACAGGGGGCGGAATGTTCTTGAACACAATGGGTCAGTTCCAACAGGCCAGTGCCGCAGAGAAAGAGAGAAAACGCAGGCTGAACTTTAAGGGTCACAATACCTCTTATGACCCATATAAGGGGATAATTTAATGGCTCAGTTACCTCCACAGATGCCCGAAGAGGCAATCCCACAGGAAGGGATCGTTGAACAGCCCCCAATGGAGAGCGCCGCTCTCCAAATAGACGACGAACAGTTAAACGAATCCGCTGTCAAGATCGTAGCCTCATCGAAGGCTCGTATGTATGGAGAAGACTTTGATCAGTTTATGCAAGTTCTTCAGTCCAGTGACAACTTAGTTGAAGACCTAGCGATGATCTCCCTTAACCTGATCGTCCCTGAGATTCAGGCAGTGGCATCTTCCGGGGAAGTCCCCTTTGATTACCTGATGGATGCTTCTGCTGAGGTTGTCTCAGAGGCCTATGACATGGCCGTTCAGACAGGCGTGTACCAACCGAGTAACGAGGAAGAGATCGAGCGAAATCAAAACATCACTCTAACAATGGTTGCGGGAGAACTAGGCAAGTCGATTAGTGACGGAAACCCAATTCCCGAAAGAAGCGTTGAGCATTTTATTGAAAGCGTGATGGATGGAAATTACGACAACCTCCCCACTGAGGCTGACGTAGCGCCATCGATGCCGACACAAGCGCCCGGAGGGGCAATGCCCCCAGCAATGCCCGGAGGAGGGATGCCCGTATGAGCGAGTCAGGTGGAATTCTTTTGTCCGGTATTGGGCAAAGCCTAATTCAATTCGCAGACATCCAGCACAGTACAAAGATTTCCTCGTTAGAGGCTGAGGCCCAGCGCCGCAAAGAACTCCGCCTTCAGGAGATGCAGTTAAGCCAAAACGAGATAACAAATGCTTTTCGTGTGGCTGATTATGAATCCTCTCAGGAGAGGCTTGGCATTGCTAAAGCGGCTGATCTACGGGCGCAAGAGAAGCACGACAAGACATCATACATCTGGAAAGAGGTTCCTAAGTACGGGTGGGTGGAAGAAACAGTAACCGAATACGATCCGATGTTGCAGGAAAATGTCGAAAAAATAAAAAAGAACTGGGAAAAGATTGGTAGCAACTGGATGGGTATCAATGAGGATGACCCAAAAGATCGAGTTGTTATAGGGGCTGATGGTACATATCTTTCAGGAGACGAAGCAAATAGCATTCTTCAATCTGCAACGGAATCTGGCTCTGTTTCAGGCTCTACAGGAGGCGGCGAAATTACTTTTGCAGAGTACGAGGCAAACTTTAAAAAACAAAAACCTAGTACAAAGGAACACCAGAAGAGCAAGATGCCTTACGAAAATGGGCAGAAGGAAAAGGCATTACGTTCATTGATTCAGCCTCCGCCGCAGAAACGCCTTCTGTTGGTGCTAAAACTGATTCCCTTGATTTAGCCCCAGACGCTGGCGGAACGTATCCAGAGTTTCCAGAGTTAAAAGGGCCAGATGTTCCGTGGTATCAGAAGCAAGTCATACCGAGTGACCCAACTTTGTCAGATGTTGGTGAGTGGATCGCGGAGTCTGCTCAAGATGATAATCCTCAGCATAACGAAATGTTTGCAAAAAGTTTAGGGCTACCTGTAGATATTGTTACCTCTGTAATTAATAACGTGCTTATGCCTAAAGGCTCTCCGATAGAAACACCAATCGGCGGCTCGAAATGGCTAATGGAAAACAAAGGCCTAACGATAGCGCAGTTAGTCGGGATGATTAAGGAGTCGGCTCCTTCGGGCGGTGACACATTGGATTCGGATTCTGCGGCCTCCCCAGACGCAACAACAACCCCTGATGGACTGCCCATCGTGACCGATGGCGGCGCGGGGGCTGGTTATCAAGGACTTATGCGTCAAATGGAAGCCAATGCAATGGAGGCTACACAAGGAAGCGCCCCCGTGACATCCCCAGACGCAACAGCGACTTATCCTGAATTTGGAGCAATTGCACAGCCTGCTGTTTCATTTGATCCATCCGATGGAATGGGCGTGAATACAAGTTCTCAAACGGGAAGTTTCCCGGCAATCAATACGGGTGGTCAAGCCGTTCCAGAACTTCCGCCTGACCCCAATAAGGTCGTAGTAGAAGCCGACGGGATGCCGGAGGTATTTGCATACGATGCGGCGAAATCAAAAGACTTTGTCGAAGGGCTAATCAAGGAGATGCAGGCTGTGAACATTTCACAGGAAGACATCCAAAAAGAATTAATGACGCTACTAGGAGAGATACCAAAAGAACAAGCAAATGGAGAATTCGCCAAAGCATTGGCGACCGCCTATTACGAGTTCACCAAGGGATCAAACTAGATGGCAAGTGCTATTCAGTATCCAACTGATGAAGAGTTTAGTTCCGCGTTATCCAGCCCACCTTCTTCTGGAATAAATAAAATTGTCTATCCGACAGATGAAGAGTTTTCTTCATTAGTCGCAAAACCAGAAAGCGGTTTCTGGGCGCACCTAAAGAAGTCTTTTTCTGATGCGTATGACTATATAAGTCTTGCTTCATTAGGCTTAGACGGCGCTGAAGGTAACGAGGAAGAGATTGCTCGGATCGTTGCGGAAACTACTCGGCGGCAAGATGAGGTAGCGAAAAGCGCCCAGCATCAGTATCTGCTCGATGTGGTTGGTAGGGAGAGCAAGGATGTAAAGGACGCAGAAGGCTTTGCTAATACCTCGTTGGCTGTACTCGATGCCGCGGGTAAAACAATCTGGACGGCTGTCACTAACCCTCTTGGCGTAGCAGAGTTCGGCGCATCGCAGGCAGGAAACATGGCTGTTGCTGTTGGCGGTATGTTTGCTGGGAATACCGGGTGGGCCTCTTGGTATCGCGATTGGCTCCAGAGCCGGGGCAGGAACGGCAGGAGCATCGGTCGAAACAGGAGCGGCCTACATTGAAGCCCTGATGAAGGCGGGTATCGATGTTACCAATCAGGCGGCGGTGCAGAAAGCCATCTCTGATCCTGAATTCCAGCGTGAAATGTACAAAAAAGGCTACACCAAAGGCCTTACCATCGGACTCGTTGATGCCGCGTTTATGGGTCTCTCAAAGATGCCCGGAACCAAAGCGGGACGAGAGTTACGCAAAGACCTTCTGCAAGAAGGCATCGACATCAAAAAGAATGCCGACTGGGAAAAAATCGCTGTCAGACACGCAGAAGGCGATGAAGTAGTAACCGCGGCGTTTAAGAAATATGCAGATGCCCCAAGAGCCAAAGCAATTGGCACTAAGAAGATGGCGATTGAAACCATCGGTGAGGGCGTTGGTGAAGGTCTTGGTGGACTTGCCGCATTTGGTGAAACCTCGTTTGAAGACATTGCCCTTGAAATGTTGGGCAGTACCGCCCAATCAGGCGTACAGGCCGCTGTGTCTGCTTCCCTGTCTGGATCAAAGCAACTTCTACAGAAGGCGACAAAAGAGGCTCTGCGTCAGCAGGCAGATTCCACTGCTAAAGGAGAGGCAAGCGGGATAGAGCCAGAAGAACTTAACGAGTCCTTGCGCCGCCAGAAAGAGGGAGTAGGCGCACAACTCGATACGGTCTCAGAACCGATTGCTCGGTTTGAAGAAGATATGGGTCTAGCAGACAACGCTAAGTCTGTGATCGATAATCTTAGAACTGCCGTAACTTTGGAAGGATTTGCCAATTATCGATTGTCGTTGCAATCCGCCCTCCAGACAGAAGACACATATCCGAATGGCGTGATGCCATTTTATGTTGCTCTCACCAAGGAAGAGCAAGCCACACTGGCGGCAGGGGGATCGCTTTCCGCCCCTATAAAAGGAAGCCTCAACAGGGCTAACGTCAAATCGCGAAAAGGCAAAACCGACAAGAAAGGGAAAAACTTTGGTGGTCAGGACGTAGTCCTTGTTAAGGTTCCCGTTTCCTCGGTAATCATGCGGGGCAACTGGGACAAGTTGGAACTGGTTGTAGAGGCCAAAGGAATGCAACTGGCCGCGGTTCCTCAAGCCCCACAGCAGACTGAAACGAAGCCCGTCCTGTCCGAGAAACTGGAGCAGGAAGCAGACCGCCTTGCGAGGGAAGATGTTGAAACAACGCTTCAGACAGAAATTGAAATTGGGGAACTTGAAACCCAAGCAACCGACAGGTCTAAGAGAGATGTTGGTCTTGATACCAGAGAAGCAACTGACAAGGCCGCAAGGAAACTTGCTCAGTTAAGAGAGCCTGACAACTACGAAACTGTCGCTCAGTTACAGGGGGCGGTGGATCGTAACAAGATACCCTTATTCCCGGGACAGCGCAGGAAGCGTCCGCCGTTGGCGTTGGCTTTGCAGAACTATCGCAAGGCTCTGGAAAAGCCAGACAACATTAACGCACTGAACGATGTACTGGCCCCCACGGGATACAAGTTATCAAAGAAGGCTGACGGTATTCATGTCATCCCTATTGATAACAAACCCGCTCTCCGAGTCCCCAACACAGGGAACCGGGAAGTAGGTCAAAGCACCGTCGATGATTATCTGTTCTGGATTAATGAAGAGCAGACAAAGAAAGCACCAGAAACGACTGAAAAGAAACAGGCCGCGCTAAAGAAAGAAGCGGCTCAGGTCGAGGCGCGAAAACCGCCAAGAGAAAATGTTCAGTCCATCATCGACAGCATCGAGAAAAACTTTGTTGCTAGGAAAGGCAACAAGGTTACGATAGACGAGGAAGGTCTATCGGATATTCTTGCCCAAGCGAAAAACATCGCTGACTGGTCTAAGGCTGACAGGGGTCGGCTCGATCAGTATGTCCGCTCTCTTCGTAAGGAGCAGGAACTTCAGACCCCAACCAAAAAAGCGCCCGTTGCAGGAACAACTATCACCGTTCCACAATCGGCTGGCGCTCTCACCTCACTAGAGTCCTCCTTCAAGCGCACTGGTAAATCCAAGTTTATCGAGCGCGTAAGGAAACTCCTCACCAATAAGAAAGGCAACGACGCTCTACTAGCAGAGATTGCCAAAGCCTACCGTAAAGCGAACCCCGGCAAAGCCGAGGGTGATCTCGCCTCCATACTGACACTCACCGGAAAAGCCGATCAGGCAAACATAGCCAAGGCATACGCACTGGCTCAGATGCTGATCACGCTACGTCCGTCTGTGTCTACCATTCGCCCTGACAACACCCTCGCTATTGAGGATGGAAACCTGTCCGCGTTTATGCGTTTTGACAAGGTGCTTGATGGGGTTAAGGAGAATCAACTGGTCGGCCAGATCAAACAGGTCTTTGGTGAGGACTCAACCTATACCCGGATTAATGACTTTGAGGTAGTGGTCACTAATCCAAAACTTACCCCGATCCAGTTCGCACGACGGTTCGGGAGACTACGCGGAAAGCGCAATGACATCAGAAAATCGGAACTCTTTACAGCGCAAATCGAAACGCAAACCCACGACTGGACTAAAGACCCTTCTGGAGAAAGCATCAGGAGCGAAATTCGCAGACTCGGATTCGGAAGTATTCTCCAATACGTTGATGATCGGAGAGCCGATTACCTCGATATCGCCGAGGAGTTCGGGGCCAAAGAAGTAGCCCAGTATAGGCAGGCTCCAAGAGCGCCGCCGCAGGAAACCGCCGCTGAAGAAACCGAAGCCGCCGATGAGGCGGCTTTTTCTTTGGAACAGATAGACGATGCAGAAAACTTCCAAATAGAAGAAGACGAAGGAATAGGATTCTATGACTACAAGTCCAATAAAGATTTAAGCACGGAAGAGCAACGGCAGAAGTTATCCAGTAGGAAATTCCAGTTACTGCAAAAACGTCTTGGTTATGTAGAGAAAGCCCTAAATAAGTTTAATGATATTGGCGTTCCTGTCTTTGTTTACCACAAGCCATTTAGCCTTACTAAGGGATTCTTTACTTATGATACAAATGAAGACGGAACCCTTGCTGACCCAGAAATTCATATCAATGTTGGTCTGGTTAAGAATCTTGAGCAGATAACAGAGACTTTGTCGCATGAGATGGCTCATGCTGTTATTGCCACAAAATTATTCCCCAACAACAAAGATTCAATAGCATTTTTCGATAAGATTTATTCTGACAATCGAGCCGCGATAAACACTTGGTCAGCACTAAACTATGCGACTGAGAGCAATGCGACCAAGGCAGAAGAATGGCTTGTATGGTCTATTGATCAAGAAATCGCCGCAATCCTTAACGGCAAGCAGGACTCCTTTAGTTTAGGCATAAGAAGGATTATTGACCGGATTGCAAAAGTTCTTTTTGAAACTCTTGGTTTTAATTATCAAAGACAAGAACTTGCTCAGATAATTAAAGATGCCACTACAGCGGTAATTAATAATTCCTCACGAATTGAAATCACGGCTGACAGTCCAACAGAGGGCGTAGCCTTCTCTCTTGCTGAGACAACTAAGGTATATCCGGGTGAATACGAACTAACCGCCAGCGACGGAACCAAGTACAAGGTTGTACAGGCAGAGCCGGAAGAAACATTCGGCCCCGGCAGAGAGTGGAAGTTATACAGAGCCACAAAGGAAAACCCAGACTACCACGCTGATTTCGACTGGGACTGGATGGATACATTCCCCCGCCTTAAAGATGCCAAGGCTTGGGTGGAAGATCAAACCGATGGTGAGCCGCAGATTGTATTTTCTAGAAAAATAGAAAACAAAAAAGAGCCTATGGGCTTTGTTCCTGATCAAGCCGAGTACAGGAAGTATCCCAAAGAATCCGGCCTCGCCAAAGGTATCTTAGTCAAGATGACGCCGCAGGAGTTTTTGAATCTTGTCCCAAATCGGACTGAAGACTCAAATGTCAAGGCGATTCTGGATCGTCTGGAGCAGGGGGACAGGATGGCCCCTCCATTCCTTAATGTAGAGATTACAAAAAACGGTCTTCAAATAACCGGGCATGAGGGGCGTGGGCGCATGATCGCGGCTACCTCTCTGGGCTTGACTGACGAAATAGAAGTCGATGTCTTTTTCAATAGGGATCGAGTAGAGGACTTTGACGCCATCGATCCAAAACCAGTTTTTATTTCCCAAACTGGAAGAGCCGACATTGACACCGTAAAGCCTCAAGTAACTGTTCCTCTCCGTAGGTTAGAGGACACATCGCTGGATAAAGCCGACGAAGGGCCGCTGTTCTCGCTGGGAAAACCCACTGCCGCTCAAAAGATGCAATCTTGGATTGACTCTAAAGTTGCTCCAATAGTGGAAACCTTGGCGGAAGACTCTGAAAACATTCGTTTTCGCCTGCCAAAAGATTTAAGCAACGCGCAAAAAGAAAAATACAAAACGGCAGTTGGAAAGTTTTTTACTCGGGGTAACGTAACTCTAGGCAAAGATTCTGTAATTGCTTCATTCCCTCTTCCAGTTACTGACAATTTACAAAAATCCAGAGCCAAGAAACTAAGCACTGTCCGAATATTGACCGGGCGTGAAAAGCCAGCAATTGAAGGCACTGGCAAAAATGGAAAGATTCGGAAGTTTGATCTTGGAGTTTTTCTTCAAGAGAGAACTAGGGCGCAAGGGCGAATTGCTATTGGCGATTACTCGGATGCCGCTAAGGCTCAGTTCGTTGCAAGTATGTTGGAAGAAGTTCGATACCAATTGAGCCAGTCAGATAATGCTATTGGCTGGTACGAGGAAAAAGTATCGAACATGATGGAAGTGTTGGGCGTGATCTATCCAGAACTCAACACCGACAAAAACAATGAGATGGTAATGAAAGCATTTCTTGCTATTACATCTCAGGGAACTGAAGTAGACGAGAATATTCGCAACGCTGTTAAACAGTACGAGCATTACCGTAACACGGGAGAAATCCGAATTTGGGGTACTGGTAAGTCAATCAAAGCGATGAAACTGAATCATCAGGCTCTTGCAAAGATGATTGCTAGTACAGGGTTGGATCAGACCACAGAGTTTCTTGAAGCACCGTTTACTGTCAAACAATTGCAAGAAAGAGGTTTTGAGGTTTCTGGTGAATTGATGTCGTATGAAGGCCGGGGAGCGTTAATCTTCGGCCCAAAGATCGGCAGTTTTTTTGGCAATCTATACGGCCATTACGAGTCACTTACTGCTGACTTATGGTTTAGTAGAACGTGGAACAGAATTAGTGGAAATCTACTTACATCTGCAAACGTCTCAAAACTTAATTCTACAAAACAGGAACTGTTAACCCTTTTAAAGAATGCGCGTTTAGTAAAACCCCACTTGAATGGATATAAGCGCCAAGACTTGCTTAAAGATGAAGCACTACGCCTTGAATGGGCCGCGTCTGTACATGGCGCATGGGCCAGAGGCGGATATAAGAATAAGTCTGATGAATTAAGAACCATTAAACGATACGATGAAATTCACAACCAACTTGAAGACGCTCCAAGAAATGGCGAAGAGCGTGGATTTATGCGCTCAGTTATTCAGGGCGTTAAGGATGCGCTTAAAAAAGATGGTATCGATATTACTACGGCAGATATTCAGGCCGTACTTTGGTATCACGAAAAAGACCTTTATGCTAAACTTGGCGTAGCCGATTCGAGATCAGAGGCAACAGATTATGAGCAAGCGGCAAGAAGACTCCTCGCCGAGAAACGTCCAGACTTGGGATTCGACTATGTCCTCAGAGGAAGTCGAAAAACAGATAGAGCAGGACGTACAACACAACGTCAAGGCGATTCTGGACGCAAGCCCGGAAGAACTAAAAGAGATGATGAAGACGTAGAGGCGCAAAGCCTCATCCCCATCGACAAGCCCGCCTCTGGCGGGTTTTCTGCTTCTGGGCTACGTCGCGCCCTTGTTAGCAAGTTTGGTGAAAAAGGCATTGCCCGTCTTGAAGCAGACGGCATCCTTGTAATTGTCGAATCCGCCGCGGACTTACCCGCGGGACTCATTAAGGATCAGGACGCGGCTCAACGCGCCCGTGGGTTGTTCGATCCTAAGACCCAAACAGCCTACCTAATAGCGAATCGTCTCAACAGGCTAACCGCTCCGAAGGTTCTCCTACATGAGGTCGGTACGCATTTTGGCCTCAAGCGAATGCTAGGGGACACGGCCTATGCTGATCTTATTGTAGAACTTGAGGCTGGCAAGGACACAACCTTCAAGCCTTGGTACGACCGCATCAGGGCCAACTATGGCGGCAGGGTTAACGAAGGAAGCGACCGCTTTGCTGAGGAAGTGCTTGCCGCTATAGCGGAAGACACCAGCGAGATTACGTTGCCGCTCAGGACGCGAATCTGGAGAGCCATAAAAGAATTCCTGTTTGGTGTGGGCCTGCCGAAAAACCTCACCCCTCAAGAGATTGGATACGTTATCCAAGGATCGTTGCGAAAGGCCATGCGCCAGAACGATCTCTCTCTGGCGAAGATGCCCCGCTTCATGCGGATGGAAGGTGGCGATGTGCAACTGGGAGCCGCGGCTATCGCGTTCCCTGAGTACACCCCGCCGACCAGAAAACTCACAAACGAGCATAAACGCTACGACATTATCAGCGCTATCGATAAGGTGCTGAATCGAAGCGAGGAGTTGCGTCTCCGAAGAAACATGGACGGCATGATGAAGGTGGCCGAGCGGGTGTACAAGAAAGGCTACAAGAACATCGATGTCCATCTCCCTGTGGTTTCTCCTAACACCAGCATCACCTCTCGGTATGCCATGTTCAAGAACACCGAGACAGGCACTGAACTGGTAATCAGGATGTCTGACCACCCCAAAGACCCGTTTGTTGCGGCAGGCTCGTTCCCGTTTGTGTCCTACAACAATGGACATAAGACTGACATGACCGACCTGTCTGATATTGAGAGGGCGGTTAAGTTGCTGTCTGCTGGAAAACTCGACGGCATGAATGGCCTTGAGTTCCAGTTTGAATACTCGTTTGGTGACGGTGTCGCTGGGGTCTCCAAAGCCAACAGCCAGAAGTTTACCTACCAGCAGTTCCTGAAAGCGCTTCAGAAAAAGAACCCCAGCCTGTTTAACAGGGTTCAGGAAAACGCCCAGATGGAATTGCGGAGTGGGGCTGTTATTGGAGAGGAAGGGCCAGTCTTTTCCCTAAACCGCAACAGTGGCCTTGATGATGCGAGTAAAGCGGCAATAGCGAAGGCGACAGGTAGAACTGGCAGACGCAGTGCTGGAGAAATGGTCTCCGACGCCAGAAACCGTTGGTGGCAAAAAAGAGTTCAGAACTGGGTAGATGCTTATCGCCCAATCAAAAACCTTCTTGGTGATCAGGCTACCAGAGCGTGGCAGATGATGCAGTTGTCGGAAAACGCCCACGGGATGCTTCACGCAATGCTCCACTATGGCGCTCCCAAAGCGCGATACCACAATGGAGAGTTCGATTGGTATGACGTGGACTTCTCAAGAGAAGGCCTGTTGGACATTCTGAAAGACCTCGACGGTGAAGCAGACAGGTTTATGTCTTGGATGGTTTACACACGCGCTAATCGCCTAGCAAAAGAAGAGCGTGAAAAGAACTTTACAACAGAGGACATTGTCGCTGGCTTAAAACTAAACCAGCAGTCTAAAAACGACATGATGAAAAGCGGTCGGGATCGCCGGGTCGTTTACCAGCAAGCCATGCGGAAGATGTCCAAGTTGCAGGACTCTGTCTTACAGATGGCGGTCGATGCTGGAGTGATTGACGAAACTGTCAGGGAAACCTTGGATACAGGTTTCTACGTTCCGTTTTATCGGGAGTTCACGTCAGATGGAAAGACCGCGGTTCGTGGGCCAACTCCCTCGCATGACTTTGTAAACATCAAGAGCATCGTTAACCGACTTCGTGGTAGCGAAGAAAACATCAAAGACTCACTCCAGAGCATGATGATGAACTGGACGACCATCATGTCTGCCGCGATGAAGAATCGCGCTGGCATTGCCGCTATGGAAGCGGCACAAAAGGCTGGCGCGGCAACTCTGATTACCAGCAAAAAGGACATTGCCAATATCGAATTCTCCAAGGGCAAAAGCCGTAACGAGAAATTCGATTCGTTTGTTTACGTTCTTAAAGACGGTAAAAAAGTCTGGTACGAAGTTAATGATGCCCTTGTTTTGAATGCGATGGCATCTCTTGCGTGGGGCGGGGTGGACTCTAAAGCGCTTAGGACATTGTCTACGTTTAAGCGATGGCTAACCATCGGTGTTACAGCCTCTCCAGCGTTCAAGATTCGGAACATGATCCGTGACACGGTTCACTCGATTGCAGTCGGAAAACTTTCCTATAACGCATTAGGTAATGCCAGCACTGGATACCAGACTCTAAAAGACAACCATCTTGTTACTGCCAACATGATGATGGGTGGCGCAACATTCCAGTTCGGTTTTTACAACGACGATCCAGCGGCCATCCGCAGGATGGTTGATGCGGTAGGTGAGGGAAGGATTCTCGATACCACTGCCAAGGCGCGTAAAGCGATGGGCTTTTTATTCAACTGGTATCAAGACATCGGCAACAGGATGGAGAATGCCAACCGTGCCTCTTTGTACCTACAGAGAAAAGAAGAGGTTGGTCACCTTCAGGCCTCGATAGAGGCTAGAGACCTTCTTAACTTTTCACAACATGGCAGAGGCGTTGCCGCGCAATGGTTGATGGCATCAATGCCCTTCCTACAGGCGAGGATCAATGGGCTTGATAAGTTAGCCCGCTCAGGAGCCAAAGGGGAACGCGCCAGAATGCTCACCGTTGTCGGAACGGTAACTCTCGCAAGTATCCTGCTAAGGCTGTCTTATGAGGGCGATGAGGATTACGAAGAGTTAGAGGAGTGGCAGAAAGACACCTACTGGCCGATCAAAATCCCCGGAACAAAAGACTTTTTCTTCCTTCCCAAACCATTTGAAATTGGTGCAATAGCGTCAATGGGTGACCGCATTACCGAAAACTTTATTCGGGACGCTGGCGAATTGGGTATGAACGACTACACCCGGGCGCGTATCACTGATCTGCTGATGCACCAGTTAGCAGTGGACTGGCGTCCTCAAATTGTTAAGCCAATGATTGAACTATGGCAAAACAAGAATTCGTTCACTGACCGCCAAATCGAAAACATTACTTGGCAGTTGAATAACCTACCCAAGGAGTTAAGGGTAAGGGCTTACACGTCTGATTTCTCTGTTAAGTCGTCATGGGCGGTAGGGGAGATGCTGGACTTAATTGGATTAAAAGAATCCGGGCTACATATTTCTCCCGTCCAGATGGATCACCTGATCAAAGGCTACTTCGGGTGGATCGGCGCAACCACAACGGGCGCTTTTGACGTTCTTTCGAGTGACGTTGATCCTCTGACCAGACTGGATGAGATGCGGGGTTTGCTCCCGACTGGCTCGTTCTATTCCGGCTCTCCACGCAAATCCACCAAATACCTCACTTTGTTCTATGACCAGATGGGAGAGGTCAAGGGGCTGAAGGCGGCTTTTGATGCCTATAAAAGAAGAAGGATGGTGGACGAGGCCAGAGCAGTGGTCTCAGATAACAAGGATGTGATGCGCTGGCTGAGGACTTACAACAAAGCCAACGAGGCCATGCAGAAGATCAACAAACGTATTGGCTTCATTTACGACGACAAAGATATGAGTCCAGCAGACAAGAGAAAAGAGATCGACCGCCTCAATGAAATGAAGGTTGGCATCGCCAAGAAGATCGTCCTACGAAGGGCCGAAAGAGAGGCTGAAGAGGGCATCGAAAGCGATAACCCACTGGCAAGTTTGAGGGCTGAAAATTGAAGCCCACCGCTTTATGGTTAAGCCTTTTAGTTGTATTGTTATCTGGTTGTGGGACGGTAACTAAGGTTGGCACTACGACAGTAGGAGCGACCGTTGGAGCCGTAGCCGCTGGCGTCCCCGGCGCTATCGTAGGAGCCGCGGCGGCTGATCTTGCGGGAGAAATTATTGTCGAGCCAATCCTGACGATCTATGAACACAAAAGAAATGTCGAGCAAGTTGTGGAGAAACAGGTAGACGACGTATGGAGTTTGCTTGCCCGGATGTCAGAAGTCGCTGGCTGGGTATTAGGGGTTTTTCTGATCTTGCCGCTGGTGCTTCCTTTGCTTATCGGTTGGGTGATTCCAGCGCCCGGAAGCAAAAAATGAACTGCAAACATTCGGTGGTGCGAGTGTCATGGATTGATGCTGAGAATTCAGCAGGGTGGCAGGAATTCAAGGATGAGGCTCCTTGGGTTATCCACACGATTGGGTACTTAGTTTCGTCAGGTAAAAAGAAAACGGATTTTATTGTTCTGGCGGACTCGCACTTGCCGGATATAGACCAATGGGGAGGACTTAACCGGATTCCGATGGGGATGGTGCTAGGCATCGACACCCTACTGGAGTCAGTACCCTGCGGTCGAAAATATGAAAATTCTCGTAATCCCCGACACTCAGATTAAACCCGGGGTTCCTATCGCCCAGATGAAGTGGGCGGCAAGGGCCGTAAGAGACTACCTCAAAGAAGGCGACTACGTCGTCCACCTCGGCGATCACTGGGATTTCCCCTCCCTCAGTTCCTACTCAAGCAGGAAAGAGATCGAGGGCCAGCGGGTTATTGAAGACATCGAGGCGGGGAACAAGGCAATGGACTTGTTCTGGAAGACCTTGAAGCCAATGAAAAAACGCCCAGAGTTTCATCTTCACGGGGGCAACCACGAAGACAGGCTTGTCAGGTATGTGAACGATCACCCCGTCTTAGATGGAGTGCTGTCAGAAGAATCACTGAACAGGGATGGCTGGACATTCCACCCGTTCAAAACAGTGAACGCTATTGGTGGGGTTCACTTCACTCATTACTTTTATGCTCCCTATACTGGTCGAGCATACGGCGGCACAGCGGAGAACATTCTTCGCAACGTGGGTCTTTCCTATTGCCAAGGTCATAGGCAGGGAAAACTTGTCGCCGCCAGAGCGCTCCCAACAGGTCAAGTGCAAAGAGCGCTGATCTGCGGAAGTTGCTACCTCCACAAGGAAGAGTACCTCGGGCCGCAGGCCAAGGAATCATGGCAGGGAGTTGTAGTTCTGAATGGCGTAGAAGATGGCGATTACGACATGATGGAACTAAGCCTTAAATACCTCTGCCGCAAGTACGAAAAGATGGAATTACGAGATTACCTCGCAAAGGAGGGAATCGATTATGACTGAAGAATATTACATTTCACCGGAGCCAAATATGCGTCTACCAGCACAGCGTCAAATCAGTAACCCCCAGTTTCAGGCCGCGCTTGTTGGTGCGAAAAGCATGAGGTCGAAACTCGCGGCGTGTTACGCGATGCTGAGTCAGCAGGGCGCATTCTCGGACTCTGGGCCAGAGGTATGGGAACTACGGCAGGAAGTCGCAGAACACATACCAGAGGAGTTAAAAAATGGCTAAAAAAACAGATGACAAGTTGGTAAAAGAAGCCGCCCCAAAGGCGGCTTCTTCAGTTAAGAAGCGGGTGATGCCTGTTGGCAAACCCTTCGTAAAGAATGATCCCCGGATCAACAGAGCAGGGCGACGGATAGGGTCTCGCAACAAATTCTCTCAGGCATTCACGGATGCCATGCTCATAGATTTTGAGCAGTATGGAGAGTCCGTGATTGCCGAGGTCAGGCAGAAAGACCCCTCGACTTACGTCCGAATTGCTACCGCCCTAATCCCCAGTAAGACAGAGCAGGAGATCGAAGTGAAAGACACCTCAGCCGAGAGTGTCAGCGAGATCGACTGGGACATAATAGTCGGAGGAAAGAAGGATTAGGCGCGAGGGGGCCGCGCTCCCAATCAACCAACCTACGAATAGGCTCTGCGAGGAAAAAAAAGAACGCGCCTTTGAGGTTGCCCCCTCGCAGGCGCGATGATTGCAATTTAACGATGTAAAAACAACATTGATATACACAGTTATGCTGTATATTGTCGTATTGCTATTTCAACGAAAGTGGACGGGTCAGAGGCCACTTCAGTTAACGTGTTGAAATAACTATACTTTTGCATCAATTTCGTCGTATTTCTGGGGGATCGTCTAGCGGTAGGACTGCGGACTCTGACGACTTTGGTTTAGTCTTAAAATCAACGACTTAAAATCTCTTACAGCGTAATGCGCTTTACAAATCATCGTGTTCGCCTGCTAGGCAACCTTTACAAGCCTGATTGCCTTCTCGTCAGACCACTCGGTCAACTTCTCCAGAGCGGCAACCAGTGACGGCCCATGACGGTGTACATATACGTCGAAGGTAATGTCGCCGGTCGAATGGCCCATCAGTTTCTTGATCGTCTCGCCCTGAACCTCCATGTCAGCCAAGCGGCTGGCGAAGGTATGGCGCAGATCATGGAACCTGAAGTGCCTGCCTTGACCCCTGATGTTCTCCAGCCCAGCCTGCTTCACAGCCCGCTTAAAGGAATTACCCTTCAGATACCCCATGTAAGGCTCTCTAACGACGCCTGAGCGCTTCTCCTTGGGTCTGGTGAACACATAGTCAGGGTGGTTACCCCTTTGCCGATCTACGATCTCCCGAGCGACTGAGTTCAGGAACACCATATGGGGTACTCCCGCCTTCATCTCAGTTTCCGGTATGCGGAACGCCGTTCCTAAGCCCGGAATCTTCACCTCCCAATCCCACCGTAAGCCACGCACGTTTGCATCACGCAGGCCTGTGTTGAGATCAAATACCACAACATCTTTAAGGTGATCCGACAGTAGCGGAAGAAATGCTCTTTCCTGACCACTTGTCAGTCGGTGACCTTTGGGGACTTTATGATCAAGCAACCCTATCTCGTTGTAATCGGGAATCAGGGTCATCCCATCTTCCTTCCAAACAACATTCTTTGATTGCATCCCATAGACCTTTCTCTGTCCTTGGAAACCGCTTGCCATCTTCAAGATATGGTTCAACGTCCCGATCTTTTTATTGATCGTCGCGTTTGAGTTACCTTCTTCGCGGCAGTACTCGATCATCTCAGCAAGGGCTTCACTATCATTGTCGATGCTGTGCAAAAACACACCGCCAAAAAACCTTTGCAGGACAGCAAGGTGACTACGCGCTGTTTTGATCTGATGCCGAGTTTTGCGGGTCTTCCAATAGCGATCCACGATTTCACTGAAAGTGTATCGGCGTCTTTTTGGCCCCTCCTCCAATTCCCTCTTGGTTGCGATAATGCACCTTGTCAGAACCTCACAAGCGGCCTGTTCGTCCGTCTCGTAGGTTGACCCGTGTATTACCTTCTTGAACCTTGTGGGATCAAATGCAAGTTCCGGCGGAATTGTTACCGTCTTACGCATGACCCACATTCCAGATCGCTTATCCTTGGATAATCCGTTCATCTTTTCCATCTCCAAGAAGCGACCCCTGACCGCCCACCCATTCTATCGACAAAGTTTTCGAGATCAACCTTGTTAAAGAAAATTCTCCGCCCAATCTTAATTTCAGTCAGACGCGGTCTGATGTACTTCTCAAATGAGGTGCGCCCAATGCCAAGATATTTCTGGGCCTGCGCTTGAGCAATTAACGGCGAGTCTTCTGCTGGAATCGACCAATGGTCATTACTTATTCGTGGCAGTCGCGGTTCAGTCTGCTTCATTCTTCATCCTTTTGGTTCTAAAAAATCCTTCGTACTGAGGATGCATCGCCATGAAAAGTCTCGCGTAGTAGGCTATGTAATCGTTCCGTATCTTGAAGTCATCTTCTGTCGTTTTTATTGCTGTTTCCCATCTAATTCGATTCATTATTAGCCAGTGAGAAAAATTCTTTCTGCCACTCCTAGCCGCTTCCAGTGCAAACCGTTCAAATAAAAGCCAGACGTGGGGGTTGGCTTTATGCCAAGCCCACCACTCCTCTTTCTGCCGCATCTGTCTGGCTTCTTTTTTTACTTCGGCAACGGCTTTATTTATGTCCACTATTCGATTCGTTACCTAGCAACTTTCCCTCGAAATCCGTCCGCGATCTTGCGCGTCCGGTGTAACGGTCAAGGTCTGGATAAACCGGAGTCTCGCCATTTGGAAAATAAACCGCATCTCCACCGGGAAGAACGAATAGTTGATAACCGTCGTAGGTCGCAGGCTTAGGTAGCGTCCCAACATTTTTAGGCGGTGTGATCACTTTTATCGGCAGTTTGATACCACGCCACTTCCTATGGGGTGACCACTCCCCGCCGTTGCACAGAGTTCCAGTGGTATCTTTAAAAGGGGATATCATCATCGAAGTCCTTTTTCTCTTCGGTGAATTCTTTCGGCGTCTTTGCTCTGATTGATCCAGAGAGCCTGATGTCTCCCGCTTGGGTTTCCCCCTTCCAGAGAGATACCCAGACTTCGGCCCTGCCAGAGCCAAGGCCTAAATCCGCGAGATCAACTAGCCCATCCCCTGTGTAGGATGGATCGTTGTCTCCACGTTTCTTTTTGTTCTGTAGTAGCGAAAATCGATTTGGTTTATGTTCGTAAGCCATTAAGCACCTTCATAGATAAGTTTGTATTGGAGGTCATTCGGGTAACGTCGTTTTTGCTTGAGCCGAGGAGGCTCTTCGCCAGAGACAACGTAGTCCCAGAATTCTTTTAAGTAGGGTTTCAGCCAGTCCCAGTACTCTCGGTCGAAGGGGACTTCCCAGATTCTTTGCTGGTCTGGCGTCCATGACTGGAAGAAGCATCTTCCGCATCCGCACACTGCAAGTTGCATCTGAATTTGCGCCATGTGTTGAGGTGATATGGCTTCATAAGGCGATTCAGGGCGGCACTTAATTTCATGCAACCCCAGTCCAGTAAACAGGCCATCTGGAGAAGCGCCCAGCCAATCGTCAGTGTCACTAACAAAAAAACCAGCAGGCCAAGAGATAGCGCCCATTGCAATTTCCCCCGCATGACGCGCATCCCCCTCATGCTCTAACCCAAAGATCATCGGTAGCGTGAGTGGCCGCTCTTCTCCGTTCAGCGACCGCCAGAGGGCAGGGCGAGACAGATATGCTCCCGGTAATCCCGCCGCCGACCCAGCGTTGGATGCCGTGAGAATTCCCATCCTTGCCCAATGCCACTCTGACGATCCCTGTTCGCACTTAATCTCCATCGGCGGGGCGGCTTGCCGCCATTGCAACGCTTTTAAATTGGGCGACCTGAGCGCTCGTCAAAGACATCTTTTCCTTTTCGGTCAACTTCGCGAAGGACTTGGTCAGCGACTCTTTTCCTTCTTTGGCCGACTTGTCCAACTTCGCCAGCAGGGACTTGCTTGCTTTGAAAAAAGCCTTTTCCGGTTGCTCCACCTTTTCGGCCTCGACAGCGTCGTAGTCGTCACCGTGGGAAGCGATGGAGAAGAATCCGCCGAGGGCATAGCGCCTCATGTAGGTAAAAACAGAACCCGCGGCTTGGGGGACGTTCTTGTGATCCTTGCTTTCAAAAGGGATCGCAACCTCGCCTCTGATCCACTGACCTGAAGAGTGGGTAAGCAGGGTGGTTACCCCAACTCTCCCGGGTTGCGAAGAAGGGCTTTGCAAGACGAACAGGTTGTTCTTTATGCAGGCCTCCCGAATCATCGGGGTGAACATCTCAAGAGGGGCGTATTTGTAATTGAACGCGGCTGTGTTCTTGTGGATGTCCTTAATGTCTTTCAGGCAGTTAGTCAGCGCGGCGGAAATCTCTCCAATTTCTCGGCTGTGGCTAAGTGGCTCTTCATGGATTAAGGGGTAGGTATCAGTTTCTTCCGGTAGTCTCATAGTTACCTCATGT